AATGCATCAAGTTGTGCCAATAATGCTGCATTTGCAGCAGCATTAGCATCTAATACATTTGCTGTTGTTGATAAGACAACCTTTTGTGCTGATAAAGCAAGCCCAGAAGCAGTACCAGTTGTACCTGTAACTGTGAATGGACCAGCAGATAATGGAGCATATAGGTTCCATGTTGCAACTCCACCAACAAACGTTGGAGTCTTAGATCCAACCAATGTTGCTCCACCCAATTGGGTAGATGAAATTACGTCTGCTGAAAGTAAGTCGGTATATGAAGAACCGCTTGCAGCAATATCTGAGATTGGTTTACCTGAAGCATCTAATGCTTTCAAAGTAAGTTGAACCTTTTCTCCATTAACATAAGATGTTTTATCAAATGCTAAAGTAACAGATGATGCTACAGAACTTCCAACCGTAACGACTGCGTTTGTTGAAACTGTAGGAGTTGTTGTTGCATTAGCAAATGTAATTGCAACATCTCCAGTAGCAACTCCGTTTATAGCAAAATATGCTACTCCGTTAGTAGTTGTTGTTGAAGCAGATACTGTTGCTACAGATGTAGATGCTGATGTAGCATAAACTGTAGTTCCGTTAGATACTGGATTATTGTTTGCATCTTTTACTGCAACTGCAACACCGTAAGATGTTGAAGATCCATCAGTTCCGTTAGATCCAACACGGTAGACTGAAAAACCTTTTGTTGCGGTATAAGTTGCAGCATCTCCAGCAAAAATAATTGTCTTAGTTGCTAAGACTGTAGAACCACTTGAAATGGTAATTGTTGATGTTCCTGATGTACCATCTCCAAATACATTTACAAAGTATTGTCCAGCAGTTCCAGTAACAGCACGACCTTGTAGGGCTGCGTTAGCCTGTGTTGTACCAAGACCAATCATTCCTGGACCAGCAACGGTAACTGTTAATGTTCCATTTGTAATGGCATTATTGTTTCCGTCTTTTGGTGCTACAAGAATATTAGCAATGGCATTTGCTGCTGCTGACTGAACAGCCTTTGGAGCAACAATTGCTACAGCATTAGTTGTTGCATCTGGTGCAGCAACTCCTACCGCAGAATAAACTGTTGTATATGACGAAGATACCGCCAATGTTCCAGAAGATGTCCATGTAACTGTTTTAACTACTGGTGTTCCTGGAATTCCAGTGCCTGCAGTAATTGGAGTAACTGTTACAGTAGATGTACCAGCAGTAGGGCTTGAAATAATAAGAGTTGAAACTCCTGCGCCTACGTTGCTAGTTGTAATTTGATAATAACCATTAACTGGCGTTAATAGTGTAGTGTTTGATCCTGCAGATGCAGATACAATTGAACCTACACCAGACAGGGTAACAGTTGCTACCGTGCTTGTGTCTGTATTAATTGTAAGAGTTGCAAAACCACCAATAACCTGAACACCGTTTGTGGTGTCGTACATTGTTGTATTTACAATTGTCGGAGCAGCGTTTGCTGGCGTAGCGACAAGTGTAGTGCTAGTCAAGGCTGCAGCAATGACAATAGCAATTTTCTTGAATGAATTCATTTTTCTCCTTGTTTGTTTTATATTAAGTTAAGTTTATCTAAGAAATCCTTAACGTCGTCAGGCATTTCTCGATTACCTAATTCTACCATACCTTGCTGCTTCTCCGCAAGTCGTGTTGCAGAACTCCATGTGTGGACATCTATTTCTGTATTATTAGTCTTTTGTGTATGAGATATCGCCCCAAATACCGCTCCACAAACAGCATCGGCTAAGTCCTTTGATTTTTTACGAGGATGATCAACCCTGTTACCCTTCATTATTTTTAATTCTGACATTTCTTCTAACAATATCGGAATCATAGGTATGGCGACACGCTCTTCATAAATCATCATTGCTAAATCTTCATAATGTTTTTTAGCAACAGATACGGTCTCTGTTCTAATTCCAACGGCTTGTAATTCATTTTGAATATCAAATGATTGCCAACGGTCAAAAGAAACCATGCCAATATTAAAACCTTCTCTACGTAAATTAATAATCCATTGCTTTACTTCTGACAGATTAACTGGTCCCTCTGCTCTTGGCTCCCACCAGGCAACGGCATCAACAACTACAATTGGTGCTACCTGCTCATAATCTTTTATAACCTGAATATTAACCCACTTGTCAACATGTGCAATAGCAACGGCACACTTGTCATGTTTTTGTGCAAGATCAGCATGAATATAATACACTTTTTCTGGATCTGCTTTAAAGGTTTCATCAAACCTTCTAAATGAGTCTAGTGGATTTCTAGTATTCATACATTTTTCTAATTTTTCTTTTTGTTTAAAAAATGCATCAGATGCAAAGGTTGGAACACAAGCAAAACGCATCATCGCATCACCTAAGTCTGTATAAAATGCTAATTTAAAATCATCTATTTTACGAGTAGGGTTTACTTCCCATGTTGGTCTTTTAAGGGCTAAAATTTTTGGAACTTTGTATGAAACTATGTCATCTTCTTCCCAATTAATTTCAAATTGATTGTTTGGATCGTCGTGTGGCAAATTTTCATTCATAATAAAAATGTGTTTTTTTTCTACCGTTTCTTTTTCTGCAATTACGTCGTCATATCTTTTAGAAATAAAGTCTCCTTGATAACGAGGAAATGAAAGTAAAACTACTTTACCAAGATCTGGGAAACGAGAATCTACAGAGCCACGGAATGCTTTATAAATATTTTCTGCAGTCTTACCTTGTTCGTTACCAGTGCCAACTTCGGATGCAAAACCAGAAATTTCATCAAGCACAGCAAGCAACAAGTTCAAACCTTCATGTGACTCTCTTTCTGAGTGACCAGAGTAAACGGTAATTGATTTATCAAACTCAACGCTATCAGCCTTTGCATTATACTTACCTGCAAACCAAGGTGATTTTTCAATCTTTGTTTTAAATCCTTTAAAGAAAACGTTTTTAGCCTGTTGTGCGTTAATAGCAACGTTAATTAGATCTATTGCATCTCCACTTGGTTTTCCGAAATATCTTGCAGGATCTTTGAGACATAATAACTTATAAACAATATAAGCGCAAGCAACAGTAGAGGTGAAATCTTTACCAGAACCTTTGCCCAACTGTAGGATAATTTCGTTTTTTGTGTATTTTTCATAGTATCTTGCTCCTTCTACAGATCCATATAGTTCCTGCAAGTCTTCTTTTTTATATACCTGGCTCATTGCCTCTACAATGTCATATTGAATTGCAGATAATGGTGGTTGCCCCAAATAGTCAGAAGACTCAACAAATGTTTTAGCGTCTACTGGCTTTTCTTCAAAATGGTTTTCTTTTAATACTTCAAGAAAATCATTGAACATCGTGGACAATTGTAATCACTTCTCCTTCTTTGGCAATTTGAGAAAGACGTTGCATAATTAAATCACGAACCTCTGGGTGTGTTGAAGCAATCTCCCTAAGAATTTCAACTAGGACTTCTTGACGTCTTTCAATTTGAACCATCTCTTCTGCAAGTTCTTTGTTTTCTAACAAACCAGCCTTTTGCAACATCTCAATTCTAGATTTTTCAATATCCATAACCAACTTAATTGCTTGAGTCTTTGCGCTAAGATTATTTGTTATTGATGCTTCATCAATAACTTCATAGGATTTAGAGATAAGTTTACTATAATGTGTATCTGCTGCAGCAAGAGCCTCTTTAGCACGAGCACGAATTGCATCATTAGCAGATGCCATCACTTTCCACTCATTAATTAATGCAACAACACGAGTACGTGGAATGTCCAACTCTTTAGATATTTTAGTTGGATCTTGACCTTTAAGGTATTCTGCTACAACCTTATTTACTTCATCAAGATGTTGTATTAAATCTGCTTCAGTTGTCATTTTTTTCCTTTGCTATTTTAAGCAATACTAAATATCCAATAAGATCATCTATGTCGTTGTCTCCAACATAGTCTGTCCCTTTCATAAGTCTGCTTAATTTGTCATCAATTCTAACTCTAAGTTGTTCTACTGGATCTGCCTTGCTAAAAATTCTAACAGGATCTAAAGCAGAATCCCCATATGCAATATTTTTATCAACTAACATTTGTGCAATTGAATGACAGGTTGCCCAAATTTGTGTACCAGAAGGCGCACCAATAGAATGAAGATATAAATCATCACACTTAAAATCTTTTACATCTTTATACACTGGTTCTAACTTCATCTTTTTGATTTCCTTAATCCGAATTTAGCAAGATAAACATAGATAGTTTCTATGCTTGCCCCGCATTCTTTGGCAATATCCTCTGGAGATTTTTTATCCATAAGATATCTCTTACGTAACCAAACCTCTGACTTATACAGTTTACCACTCATAGTACTATTTGTCAACTCCTATTGCTTTATTCCAATTATTAATAGCCCAATGACCGATACCACAAGCGTCAGCAACGTCATTGTCGCTAATAGTTTTATCATAAATGATTTCAATTAGTTTCATTGTCCTTTCTTTTCTAAACTGCCGTTCAAATGTTTTATACCAGGAATCTGACTTGCCAGGATTTTGAGATCTAAGAACTAACTGTTCTTCTTTTGTTAACTTTTTATTACCTAAATAATTTTGCCAGGTAATTGGTGAGACCTTTCCAAAAGACTCAATGCCAGACAAACTAGCAGCCCCAAGCAGCGCACCCTGGACCAACGCTAAATCTGCAGCAGTTTTAGGGCTGTTCATGTAGACGGTATGTTCAATAACAATTGCATCTACTGATTTAAAATATTCAAACAAAGCCTTAGATTTTTTACAAGCATCAGCGACCTTATCATAAATATCATTACCTTCAAATTTTATTTTACCAATATCTCCAAGGTTTTTGTTTACATAAAAAGCAAATGCAAGACTATTAGTACTAGCATCAATAGCACAAATGTTTTTAGGCTGAATCTCTATGCCCCATTTATTCTTGCTCATAGTCAAAAAATCCTTTTATTTGTTTTAGCATCTTGTCTACTTCTTTTTTACTTACATTGCAGTTAGAGCAAAATCCAGAGTCGTTGTAGATAGATAGTTGTTGACCACACCCACCAAAACATTTTCTAACTTTGCCAATTCGTTTTTGTCTTTTTGTTATTTGATATCGTTCTACAATTTTATCTTTTGTGGCAGCGTCTCTACACTTTACCCCGCAGTAAATTTGATAACTTACATTGGGGTTAAATGCATTATTGCACTTTTCACAAAGTTTCACTAAGCCCCTCAAGAGGTTTGATTTTAAGAACCCCTACTTCTGCCTCTGCACAGGCTTTTTGAATAGGGCAACCTTTACAGATTTTAGAGTTAGACCTATATGTTTTAACTGGAATGTCTCTATCTGTCCAAGCCTTACGAACTTGTCTCATCCAGTCAAATGCGTAATCAATCCATTTACGATATTCATCATTAACACGTACTGGTAAAGTTAATAGTTCATGATTGTTTTTGTTTTCATAAATTAAAACGCCTTTGTCTTTTTTTAATATTTTCATATAAATAAGCAACTGCATTAAGTGTCCACCTTTAGGTTTTCTACTTGCTTTTTTATATTCAAAACCATCATTTGGCATTGTTTTAATTTCACCAAGAATAGACTGTCCTTTATAATCAAGCATAACATCGCCATAACCAAAGATTGGCGGATCGTCTGCTTTAACTGTAAACTCTAATGCAGGATGCTTTTGTTTGCCGTATTTTCTTTCTGTCTCAAACTCCATAGTTTTATCAAGGATGTCTGCACTAATCATTGCATCTTGAATTCTATCGTGGCTTAATGTACCACTGTTTCTGTTTGCTACTCCATACGGATCTGCATTGTCATAAAATACTGCTCCATCAAATGCAAGATACCAGAAACGAGCACACTCTCCAGAACCCCAAGCCAATCCAGATGGAGAGAAAGAATATTTTTTGGTAAACTTTGGTTTAATGTCAGCAACATATCCTTGCTGAATAGCATCTACCAAACCTTCTGTATACCCAGTATCGTCGTTATGTATTGGTTCATCTTTCTTAATCATAATTTGCTTTAGTAAGTTTTTAGTCATTTTTATCCCTTGTTTTATATAAGTATACCAGGTTAGCGGATTATGTACTTAAGTGCTGATACCAGGTCGTTAATTGATTCTGCTGCCGTGAAATATATGTTTTTCTTTGCCCTGTCACTTTTGTCTACATTAGCCATCCAGGTTGCTCTAAATGACATTTTTGCTGCAATAGCCTGTAGTCTAACAATTTCTACAGTGGCAACATTAAGTGGCACATCTGGCTTTATGATTAGTTTAGCAATCATTGTTAAGGCAATTGTTAACTCCTCATCTTTCATGTAGTCAGCAATCTCAGTTAAACCATTTACCATATCTATGGTTGTTCCTGCTGGCTGAACTTTTTCTGTCATTTTATTCCCCCTCTGTTAATTGTTCTAAAAGATCCATTTCAATTATAGCAAGTCTTACCTTTGTGTTACCCTCACCTAAAATAACAATAATAGCAGGAGATTTATCTGTTCCCGATTTTATTGAATCTGTTACAGCCTTAGCCCAAACATCTTTGTTTAATGTAAAAGATTTGCTGACTTCTTTAAAGTCAACAATAAAGTTTCTCCAAGTTGCATCCCCTTTTTTATTATTGCGACCAGAGTTTTTATGCTGCTTAGCCCCAATTCTTTTTGACTCGCTTCTTTCACTCATCTTTAAAATCCTTTTTTTTCTTTTTAGGTGGTATCAATCCAACTGTTGATATGTGTTTTTTAGAACACATCCAAGTTGCATTTCCAGTTTCTCCCCAATACCTCAAAGATAAAACCTCTTCTTGACAAGTTTTGCATGGAAACTTTCCTGGATAAACTGTAAACTCTTTAGACATTACTCAACTTATCTTTTAGTTGTTTTTGTAAATCTAAATCTTCTTTAATCCTATTAACTATACCGTCTCTGCCTTGAACCTTTGTGCCATCATCTAACTGATACCAAGCGCCAGTTCTATTTAATAAACCAACAGATTCTGCTGTATCTACAAGATCGCCAATAGCGTCAATACCAACATTATCCCCACGGAAATAAAAGTCATATTCTCCTGATTGAAATCCTGGAGATGTTTTAGAAAATTGAAGTTCCCAACGAATCTTTCTTCCTACTTTTTCTTCAATTAGTTTATCTCCTATTTTAATCTTACCTTTAATTGCTTGATTATCCGATTCGGAACTAAATAACTTAATGACGCAAGAAGAATAGAACTTAGTAGCCTGACCACCAGAAGGCTGCTGGCTAGTATACATAGCACTAATATTATTGCGAGACTGGCTAATAAGAACAAGCAAAGTAGGCTTGACTTTATTATTAGCATAATTAAGCATTTTCCACGCATTACTAAAGTCACGAGATTCTGCTCCTATCTGTTTAGTATTTTCTAATGCTTTCATTTCATCTGTATCTTTTTCAAAATATATAGCAGGTAGCATAGAAGTAATTGAATCTATAACAATTAAATCAACTCCAGCATTCATAAGACCAACACCAACATCTACCATATCACTAATAGTTCTTGCTTGTGAATAAATTAACTTGGTTGGATCTACACCTAACTGCCGTGCCCAATCTTCTGAGTAAGACATTTCAGAATCAATCCAAGCACAAACCTTGCCCTCTGCTTGCGCTAAAGCAATCATTTGTAAACACATTGATGACTTTGCTGATGACTTACTTCCCCAAATAAGAACTTGTCTTCCGTAAGGAAGCCCTCCACCTAGTGCACGGTTTAATCCAAAACTTGGTGTTGGCTGGTATTCAAAAGTAATACCTTCTCCAGTACCTAAACGTTTACGTATTCTTGGGTCTAATTGTGACAATACATCTTCTATACTAACTGACATTTACATCCTCCATTATAACTGTTCCGTCTTTAGTTTTACCAAAACTAAATCTATACGCCTTACCTTCTTCTATATGCATGTATGCTTTTGGAAATGCCGTTGGAAATACAGTAACAGAGTGCAAGTCTCTTGCAGTGTCTGCTAGTGTAAGCGAAGCCATTTTTTTACCAGCCTTTGTAATTCTTGGCTTGAATGAAACAACAAACATTTCGTCTTCTGTATAAGGCAATTGCTTATAACTTAAGAATTTAACAAGTGCATTTGAAGATGCTTTTATTTCGTCAACAGGAATTGCAGAGACAATCCTATTGTCATTAGCAAGAACCAAGTAAGTACGACCCGTCTCAATAGTCGTTCCTTCTTCATCAAATATACCAACACTCCCAGTTTTGTCAAGAATTTCAACTCGTGACCACCCTTTTCCTCGTTTGATTGCTTTAACCATTCCCATTAAAATAAAAGATCCTTTTTCTTCAAAAGAATCAATGTCTTGAATAAAAGCATAATAATGCGAAGGTATTGTTATGTTAAACTCTGGAAGATTTAAATATTCATAAATATTTTCTTTAATTTCTTCATCATTTCTAGGATTATCTGAAAAGGTTGCAGCACCTATAACTCTTAGTGCTTGCAATGCACGACTATTAACACCATTGCCTTTTGTAAAAGTAAACTCCTCAAGTTCTTTGTATGACTTAAATGGACGAGCAGCAATATACTTAGCAGCAATGTTATTAGAAATAAACTTAATTCCAGTAAGTCCAAACCTTATACCTTTACCCTCAATTTTAAAATCAAAGTCAGAGTCATTAATGTGTGGAAGTTTAACAGATATACCCATACGTTTTGCTTCAATAAGGTATTCTGTGCGACCATCCTTGTCCTTCTCATTTTTAAGAAGAGCAAACATAAACTCAAGAGGATAGTAGTATTTTAACCACGCCGTCCAGTACGAGAGAGTAGAGTAAGCAACTGCGTGGCTCTTGTTAAACGAGTACCCCGCATGCGCTTCGAAATCATGCCATAGATCACGAGCCTGATTAGGAGCAATATAGGCAGAAGCGCCAGTAATAAAACGTTCTTTGTAAACATCGAACTCTTTCGCATCTTTCTTCTTTCCAATAATTTTACGAACCTTGTCAGCATCAGACATTGACATACCACCTAGGTGAACGCAAGCCTGCATAACCTGTTCCTGGTATAGGATACACCCATATGTATCATCGGTAAATTCTTTCATAATTTGGTGGGTATAGGAAACATTTTGTTTACCGTGCTTACGAGCAATATAGTCTTTACCAATAGTATTCATGGCTCCTGGACGTACTAGTGCGTTAGATGCTGCTAGTTCGTTAAAATTCTTTACCCCCATTTTTACTAGAAGGTTTGTGTATGGTGTTGCTTCACACTGGAATACACCCTTTGTATACCCGTCAGAAAGCATCTCATAAACTTTTGGATCTGCCATATCAAGTGATAGTAAATCAATTTCTTGATAGTGATTTTCTTTAATCATTGCAACTGCATCTTGAATTACGCTAAGAGTTTTTAGCCCAAGCGCATCAATCTTAATAAGACCAATTTTTTCAGCCTCTTCCATATCAACCCCAACAACTGGAATTCTTTCATCTGAGCCAGGAGAAGAACGAGTTTCTAATGGAGCATATCTAAAGATTGGATTTTTACTAGTAACAACACCAGCAGCATGAATACCAGTTCCTCTGATACGACCACGAAGTTGTTCTCCGTAGATTTCTACTTCTGGATATTTTTCACGAAACTCTAGTGTTGTTTTTGAAGTGCAATACTCATCCCATGTATCAACTAGTTTTAAAACCTTATTAACATCTGTAAGAGGAATATCTAATACTCGTGCAACGTCTCTTACTACACCCTTGTCTTTAAACTGTAAAAATGTAGCAATAGATGCAACGTGTCTATACTGTCTAACTAAATAATCTTTTACTTCATCACGACGTGTGTCTTGAATATCTGTGTCAATATCTGGAAAGTCATTACGTTCTGGGTTAATAAATCGGAAAAACAAAAGACCGTGCTCTATTGGATCAATTGTTGTAATGCCAAGTAGATAACAAACCAAAGAACCAGCAGAAGATCCACGTCCTGGACCAACTAAAATATTTTCTTTCTTTGCCCAATTAATCATATTGCTTACTACAAGAAAGTATGGAGCAAACTTCTTATCCCTAATAATAGACAACTCTTCATCAAGCCTTTGTTGATAAATATCATTGCCAAGCCAATTATCTGTAAGTCGTTTTTCTTCAAGACCTGCAAGCGCTAGGTTTGCTAATTCCTGATCTGGATCTTTATACTGAACTGGAAGAAGATTTAGTCCATCTTGTATGTTGTAGTCTTCTACTGTATCTGCTAGTAATAGTGTGTTTGAGTATATGTCTTCTCTATCAATACCCTGCTTTTCCATAGCAGACTTAATTTCATCATAGGATAATAAGTGGATATCAAACTTATTAAATGTAATGTCTCTATCTTTGCCATAAAGATAGTCAAGTCTATCCATCATAGAAGAGTGCTTTGTAGATTTTGAATAAGTTATGTCTTTTTGAACCTTGGCATGCGTGTTTAGTAAAAGTTTAAATTCTTGAACCTCTTTTTGTGAGGGATCAACATGATGACAATCTGGCGTAACAACTACCTTTATTTCAAATTCGTCTGCAAGTTCAATCAAATATTTATTTATTTCAGGGGCATTGTGTGGCATAACTTCAACATAGTAATCACTACCAAAGTTGTCCTTAAACCATTGAAGGTGCTTTTTTGCAAGGGCAAACTCTTGTTCTTCTAATGCTTTAACAAGAACGCTACTTGGACAGGCAGATGTAACAATAATGCCTTCTTTATATTTTTGTAGTATTGCAAAATCAAACCTTGGTTTTTTAAAGAATCCATCAGTCCATGCAATCTCGCTAATCTTATTAAGATTTTCTAAACCTTTTTGGTTCTTGGCTAGAAGGATAATGTGGTTGTAGACAAGATCTTGTTGACCTTCTCTTTCAGACTTATCTCTTTTATCAGATATGTCTGCACACATGTATCCTTCTAGACCAAGGATAGGCTTTACATTGTTTGCTTTTGCAATACGGTGCAGTTCCCTATGCCCAGATAAAGTACCGTGGTCAGTGATGGCAATTGCTGGCATCCCTAACTCAACTGCACGGTTCACATATTCTTCTGGAGTAGCAACACCATCAAATAATGAATAGTGTGTATGTAAGTGTAAGCCTACGTAGTTCATCTTACCAGTCTGCGTTAGTGGCAGATGAAGATGTTGGACCGTCAAAGCCTAAATAAAATGCCTCTTGCTCAGCATAAGGAATTTTCTTTAGTGCTAGTTCAAGCGGATAAGGCTTGATTGCTGCCCAGTCAAATGGTTCTGTGTCTGGTGCGCCTGGAATGGTTGTGTAACTTGTTTCAGTTCCTTGACCATTACGCTTTACTTTCCACAGTACGTTTGATATGCTACCTGTTTCAAGTGCATACTCACGAATTGTGTTAAATGCTGATTGCTTGCTTACACCCATTGACCAAATAGCCACATAAGGTGCTTCAATGCCATCGTCGACTAGAACGTTGCAATAAAAACGAAGACGTGCTCTCCAGCCAGCCTTTGGATCCTTGCGATGCATTTCTTCTGCCCAGTCACGACCTTCTGTTTCCATTGTATCTACAGCCTTGCGCTTGTAGTCCTTTGGATTTGTGTGTTCTTTTACAACTAGAGCAAGACCACGATCTGCATTATAATTTGCAGAGTCTTCATCTAGTTCCTCAATGAAACGGATTTTTACTGATTGACCATCGGCAAGTTTTAACCATCTTACCTTTGGAGAGTTTTCATCATACTTTGGCTTGTCGAGCAGGGCATTAATATTTTTGAGTCCCTTTACTACGCTCATATTTTTCTCCTTCTGTTTGTTATTTTAGTTTAGCATAGATGATATAGATTTGTCAAACTGAAACTCAATGCTTTTAATTGCATCATCATCCATATCTCCTATGTCTTTATATTTTTTATCTATGTTGATTACGCTAACCAATGAGCCAAGTTTTTCAATTAACTTATCTCTCATTATTGATCCAGCCTCATCATTGTCTGCAACAAGTACAACGCTATTGAAGTACTTTTCTAACAACTTAATCTGTGACGCAGATACGTTAGCACCCAGTGTTGCAACTGCTGGGAATCCTACTTGGTCTAGTCTGATTGCATCAAAAGATGATTCAACTACATATACTAGACTAGATGTTTTAACTCTATGTAAATTAAATAATATCTTACCTTTTGGAAGTCCTGGGGTATTTTTAAACTCTTTTCCTTCAACTGACCTACCAACAAACCCAAGAGTCATTCCATCTGGAGAATGAACTGGTATAGTAACCATATCCTGTTTTTCAGAGTATCCCAAAGAAAACTTTTTTACAGATTCTTCTGTTATAAGCCTATTAGAGTAATATCTCATTGCCCTTGGAGATTCTAATGCTTGGTTGTTTAATCTTTTAATTAATACCTCATCATATTGAATAAAGTCTGGTGGAGCATACATAGCCTTGTTTATTACACTTTCAATGTTTGTTTCTGTTTCTTTACTTTTTATATACCGTGCTGTTTCAAAATATGTTCTTCCAGTTACAAACATAACAAACTCTTCAAGATTTTTTGTAATTTGACAACCAAAACAAAAAAACAAACCGCTATCTTTTGCAACTTCAGCAGCAGGAGTTCTTGTATTGTTATGATATGGACAATAAATAATAAAGTCATTGCCAA